ATGGCAACAGTAAAAGCTGTAATTCTCAAGGAGAAAAAAAGAAATGATGGTACTTGGAACGTCAAGATTAGAATTATACATGAGAAGAAGGTATCCTATATGGCTACCTCTCATTATGTTTCTATAGACTGTATCAATAAAAAAACATTTGAGCTAAAAGAGCGCAATAATCCAGTATATGACCAAGTAATGATAGATGTTCTTAAAATTAGAAGCCAATTATCTGCTTTAGGACATCAGATTGATTACTATACAGCGCAAGGGTTGGTCCGGTTGATGAAGGACAAATTATCTGGGAAACCGGATGGGATAAATTTCTTCGATTTTGCAGAAAATCATATCCAAAAATTAATAAAGCAAGACAAGAGGACGAGTCAGTCTTATCGTGCTATGCTCTCAAGACTAGAAGAATTTGCGGGTAGTAGGAATCTCATGTTCTCTGATATAACTTCTAATTTTCTGTTTAATTTTGATACATTTCTTCGTGCATCTGATTCAAAACATGGGTTTGGTAAAATATCCTCGTCAGGTGTCAGATTATATATAGGTAAGATACAGCATTTGTTCAATTTAGCTAAACTGAAATATAATGATGAGGATGCGGGTATTGTAAAAATAGCCAATAACCCTTTTGTGAAATATAAACTTCCGAAGGTGAATGGAATAAAGAAGAAAGCCTTATCTGCTGAAGATATTAAGCGGATAAAGGAGTTTGATATTCCTGTAAATATGAAAGGTGCCATGATTGCGAGAGATGTTTTTGTTATGTCCTTTCTTCTTTGTGGTATGAATACGGTGGATATGTATTTTTTAAGACCGGAGATAAACGGTCGATATGAGTATGAGCGTAGAAAGACGGCTGGGAGAAGGGATGATAAAGCATTTATTTCAATAAGGATAGAGCCTGAACTTGAGCCTTATATTGATAGGTATATGGATGAAGTAGGGGACAGGGCGTTCAATTTCTTTTTAAGGTATTCCAGTGATAAGCAATTTGTAACCAAAGTGAATGGAAATTTGAAGTATATTGGAGATGCTTTAGGTATAGAGAATCTGACCTTGTATGCCGCTCGGCACTCTTTTGCGACTATTGCCCGCAATGATTGTGGTGTTTCAATGGATGATGTAGCAATGGCTCTTAATCATAAATCGGGGCATGACGTAACGGATACTTATATTAAAAAAGATTGGAAGCGTATTGATGACGTTAACCGGAAAGTGATAGATTATGTATTTGGAAAGAAAGAAAAAGCCGGGGAATGACACCTCGGCTTTATATTGTTGGCTTAGCCTCACTGCTTATTTTCACATGCTTTAAGTCCGTATCGCATAAACAAACCTCTCCGCCATCGTCATAGGCTTGCTTTATTATCTTTTCTGCTATTTCTTCTTGTTGCTCCATGTTGTACTGGTTGAAAAACATTACCATCCCTTATTTGTAAGTACTTTTATAACTTTCCATACGGATGCAATCATGCTTTTTGGAAGTTCCTCATCGGGCACGCCGGGATTATGCGAAATACACCAAATATAATCCTTTGGATTTTCTGAATATCGACTTACTTCTTTGGTAATGCGTCTGCCATCAGTTAATTCTATTACAAATATATTCCCATATCCGAAATATTCCCTCCAATTTCTCACTTCTCTAATCTGCATCAAGCTGCCAGGTGGGATAGTTGGTATCATGCTATCTCCAGATTGATATATTGCTTTGTCATCCTCTTGTGCATTCACAAAAGGAACATACCCCTCTATATATTGCGGTTCTCCTACGATGCCATTATCGGAGTGCATGCCTCCTACACTATCAATATGGATAACGGGTACGAGCTTGTAAGATGAATCTGTTGGGTGTTGTTCTTCTTGTGGGATAATTTCTGATTGTCTATATGAACTAATGTCTGATATAAACCAAATTTCATCCTTTCCATAAGTATCAATTATTCCTTGCTTTATTTCATTTGATATAGATGGGTATTTACCATTTCTTTTATCAACGCAGAATATTCGATTCATACTTTGTTGTGACACATTGATACTTTTGGCAAATGCTCTTACATTTCCGTCAGTTTCACTTTGGATTAATTCGTATACCTTTTTATTAGCATAAGGCATGTCATTTATATTCATATCCGTATTTTTTGGATTAGCAACCATGAGCTTTTTCTATTTTGGTTATTACTATATCAATGTTCATGTAGTTTATTCTGTAAAGAGTACGCAAATATCCCCTCCTTTTAGAATCTATAATAAACAGATTATCGTCTGGTATTTCCAATAAATAATTTATTGCCATATCTATGGGAAATTGGAAACGTCCTTTTAACGCTTCTTCTATGCAACAAAATAATTCATCCACTGCTTTATCCGTAAAATTTTGCCTTTTATAAAAGTCAAGCGCATTCATATAATGTATAACCGCAATAGTGGTATGGTTGTACTTCTTGTTCTCTTCGTATGCAGCCTTAGAAGCTATTCGATGTATTTCATTTAATTTCTTGTTGACCTCTATTGCGTTATATATCTGCCATCCAATTAGTATTGTTACTAACAATGTTAGTATTGCTATAACGATAGCATATATGTCAGCACTAAATCCTTCTCTAAAGGTTAATGATGAAAATATAAAGCCACATACGAAGTATGTTATTATTAAAAACCATTTCATACACACAATGTTTGTTAATATATAGAATAAATTACAAACATTGTTTGTTAATACTTGCAATGTTTGTATATTTGCATCATTAATCATTCACATTGCAAAGATACAAAACTGATTGATATATCAATAGTATAAACACATTAAAATTAAAAAGCCATGAGAGCATATCCGTTTTTGACAGAAGAAGGCAAGTATGATAGAGCAGCCATCATGAGACATGCACACTTAATGATGTTCAGGTTCTCATCATTCAGCGAATCACTGAAATATGTATGGGGATTGGCTAAGCGAAACAAGAGAGATTACAATAAGGCTTCTGCGCTTCTTCAAGAAGATGTACCTTTTGCAAAGAAGAACGGCAATATATTGAAAGAATCATTCTTGATAAATCATCCCGAAAACAGATACTATGATAACTCATGGCGATAATAATCCGCACACGACAGCTTGTGTAGACGTAGAGAATATTTTACGCAAGCACTTTAATTAATCTTCTTGATTAAGTTCTTTGACAAGTCTGTGAAAGCAATTACAGTGTAATTCATAAGCCGTTTTTGCCAACCAAAGATAATAAAATATAGAAGCTGTCATAGCAGAGATGCGGAGATTGCCAGTAGGCTATATTTTGAAATGAAATTTACTTTCAGCACGCCAATTTGTCTTTAGCGTAGAAGTATGCTTGGTTAGGCACAAGTATCGCTGAAAGGTCTAATATATCCCCTCCCGTAAGATTCGGGGTAACAACCGGTTTAAGCCGTTGAGGGGAACAAACTTATGATTAAATGACATGAATGAACTAAAACAATTCAAGGATTTGCTTTTTAAGCAACATGAAATGGCTAAAGATGCCTTTCTCTTACCTTCTCCTATCCGTGAGGAATATATGAACGCAAAGCATGCTATAATGCAGTTTGATAACGGATATGGAGTAAGTGTATTAAAAGGCACTTCGTTTTATTCCAACGGTATTGATACTTATGAGGTTGCAGTTCTTGACAATAATGGAATTTGCTATAACACTCCAATAACAAATGATATAATCGGCTATGTAGATGCGGATGAAGTATCTAACATAATGAAGCGAATACAAGAACTTCCAAAAAAATAATATAATGAAAACAGCCAATTTTATCATGTCTTTATTTGCCGCCTTATGTTCGTTAGGGATGATTTATGGTGCGATAGTTACGGAAAGTCCTGTAAAATGCGTATCTGTGATTATATTTTCCATTATCTTCCTGTTGTGCATAAGACTGGTAGTCCTGACATACAATGAACTGAAAGAGTGTGACTAATATTTTCTCTATCTATTTTTTTAGTTAGTAATATTATCCGTTCATGCCGGTATGTGAATATAGGTATGAACATCCTCCGAAAGTAGCATTATGGAATGCATGTGGTAATTTAATAATAATCATATTCTTTATGTAGGTCTCATTACCCCACAAGAAGCAGGTTCGATTCCTGCCTTTCGGACTACACTTTAAATTATACGATTATGACAGTAGAAGAATTAAAAAGCATGACTCAAGAAGACCTAGTAAGGCGCGTACAAGAACTGGAAGAAGCTAACGAAAAATTAGCTGAAGAGAAAAAAATATTGTATAAAGCTTGGAGTGATTTGCAACAGAAGTTTGATCATTTCAAGAATGCGGTTAAAAGCATTGTTCTGATAATAGATTAGATATTCGTGTTTTATATTGTGTCTGTACTGGGTGTGCCGTCCGTGAGGATAGTGCACCTTTTTAATCAAAAAGGATGGTTAGCTTATCGGTTAGAGCTTCGTGTTGCGCAACCAATTGGCACGATTGAGAGGGGTTCGACTCCCTTACCATCCACGAATCATTAATTAAAATTTATGTATATGGAACAGAAAAGCATTATGCAAGAACTTAGAGAGATTCCGATAGGAAAGCACAAGGATTTCCCAATAAAGCGCATGAGAACCGTCCAAAATTATAGAACCATGCTGAACCAAGAAGGGTATTTGGAAGGGAAAATATGGGAAGCGGTCATCATCAAGGAAGAAGGCGTAATAAGAGCCAAAAGAATATCGTAGACCTTTAAACTTACACGATTATGGAAAGAGTATTTACGGAACTCACTCCCGAATGTGAGATTACAGCACGAATGTATGCACAGGGGTATGAGAAAAAAGAAATTGCAAACCTCAAATGCCGGGCGGTTAGTACAATAAACAACCAACTGCAAAAGGCTTTTGAGATTCTTCATGTGAGAAATGGAAGAGAACTGGCGACCATGCTATATGAACGAATTACGGGCTTGAAATTCACTATGGACTTTTCACCTGTTGCTCGTTCTGTTGTTGCCTGCTGTTTATTATGTGTATTCTCAATTACGTTTTATCAGGATTTCCATTCGGATATGCGTAGAGCGAGAAGGATAAGAGAAGCTAAAATAGAATATAGAATCAAAGATTATGATAGTAGCTTTAAATGACGAAATGCTATATAAAATTGCTGATAGGATATTCGCTATTGGCAGAAAACAAGGACAAATAGATACAGGACAGTTCCCTAAGTTCATATCGCAGAATAAAGCTGATTTTATATATGGAAAAGGCAATGTGAGGAAATGGATTAAGGCAGGGCTTGTAAAGAAATATAAGGATGTGGACGGTAAACCTACTTCGAGGGTAAGACTTGAAGTTATGGAGCTTGAAACTGCATCACTTAAATGTAATTGCATTTCTGATTTGTCCCCAATGGCAAAAGCGGAGATGTCTGATTTGATAAATGATTAACTGTTTAAATTTTACGATTATGTCACTGATTAAGAAAAGTAATGAATTAGTTATACCTGCCACCGTAAAGATGATGATTTACGGTCAAGCTGGTATGGGGAAAAGTACAGTAGCTTTGAGTGCTCCGAAACCTTTGTTGTTGGACTTCGACAATGGCGTTAAGCGTATGAATATGGCGCATTTGGAAAACATAGATACTGTACAGGTCACTTCATGGAGTGATGTTCAACAGGTTTTGCAGGAGGATTTGTCTGCTTATCAGACCATTGTAGTTGATACAATCGGTAAGATGATGGATTTCATCATTACTTATAAATGTGGCAGCCGCCAACCGTCTATCAGGGATTGGAGCGGTATCAATGCAGAGTTTTCATGGATGACACGAACACTTTCGGGGCTTAACAAGCACATCATTTTCGTTGCCCATCGCGACACAAGAAAAGAAGGTGATGATACGGTTTTTATCCCTGCCTTGCGTGAAAAATCCTACAACTCTATCGTTACTGAACTGGATTTGCTCGGTTATCTTGAAATGAAAAGCGAAAAAGGCGTCCAAAGACGTACTATCACTTTTGACCCAACTTCAAGAAATGACGGTAAGAATACTTGCAATCTTCCTTCAGTGATGGAAGTTCCTACCATCCTTGACAAGAATGGTAATCCAACCGCAAAGAACGACTTTATCACCGCCAAGATAATCAATTCGTATTTGGGTATGCTTGCTGCCAAGAAAGAGGCACAGGAAAAGTATGATAAAGTTATTGAAGAGATAAAAGAACAGATCGAACTTATTACGGATGCGGAATCTGCCAATAATTTTATCGCGCAAATAGATAACTTTGAGCACGTTGGCTCTTCAAAGCAAATGGCGGCAAAGTTGGTAGCTAACAAAGCGAAGTCTTTGAATCTGAAACTTAATTCAGAAAAGAAATATGAACCAGCAGCCTAAATATCGTATTTACGCAACGCTTCTTGATGCCTTTGGGGCATATCTGAATAGTGATGTGATTTGGGATAAGTACTGGGGGTGGTCAGAAAATCCACCCCATACTCCCGAAGAATTTCACGAACAACAGTTTCAAGAACTGATAGACCGGATTAACCGCAAGCCATTCGATAGCGAAGCGGCAGACCGTGGTACGGCTTTCAATGAAATCATTGATTGTATGATTGAGAACCGTAAATCTTCTATAATGGAAATTAGCAAGGCATATCACAATGACGGAAAACTTTACGGGATAAAAGCTGTTTACAACAATCGCACTTTCACTTTTCACATTGACCTTTGCCGCGAGTTTGCCAACTACTTCAAAGGAGCATTAACCCAACAAAGAGTAGAAGCCATCTTGCCTACTGCATACGGTAGTGTATTGGTTTATGGTCTGATTGACGAACTGATGCCTACCAGTGTTCACGACATCAAAACAACCGGAAGCTATACCGTAGGGAAGTTCAAAGACCATCACCAACATTTGGTTTATCCTTACGCTTTGATGAAGAACGATTCGGATGTGCGGACGTTTGAATACAACATTGTAGAGTTCAACAAAGGCGGTTATGTGGTAGATACCTATACAGAAACATACGTTTTCAATTCTGAACGTGATATTCCTATTCTTACTAATCATTGTGAGGAATTTATCCGGTTCTTGGAAGAAAACAGAGAACTTATAACCGATAAAAAGATTTTTGGAGGAGAAAATTAATGGCAAACCAAATAACCGGACGGATAATCGAAATCGGACCAACTGTTCAAATACCATCCAAAAACGGTGGTTCCTCGTTTACAAAACGGGAGTTTATTTTAGATGCTACCACTTACGACCCTTATACGGGAGAGCGTAGCGAGTATGAGAACATTATTCCCTTAGAGTTTTCGGGTGACAAGTGTACAGAACTTGACCGCTTTAATCAGGGTGATGTTGTTACTGTATCATTTGTCTTACAAGGACGTTCTTGGACGAATCAAGACGGAGAACTCAAACGTATGGCATCTATTCGGTGCTACAAAATAGATGCG